TACCCGCAGCAGCAGTTGATGGTGAAGATGGTCTTCCTTGGGCTAAGATTTTCGAACATGGATTTCAAGGTCCTGGTGGTTGGTTAATCGACAAGTGTTTAACAACCAAGAACCAACAATGTCCTGTGTGTGAACACAACAACAAATTGTGGAACTCAGGCATTGAAGCGAACAAAGATATTGTTCGTAAACAAAAACGCAAACTGAGTTACATTGCTAACGTTTATATCATCTCTGATCCTAAGCATCCAGAGAACGAAGGACAAGTTAAATTGTTCAAGTTTGGTGCCAAGATTTTTGAGAAGGTTACAGGTGCAATGAATCCTGCATTTGAAGATGAAACACCAATCAATCCGTTTGATTTGTGGAAGGGTGCTAACTTCAAGTTGCGTATCACTAAAGTTGCGGGTTATCAAAACTATGATAAGTCCGAATTCACATCACCATCTGCATTGTTGGATGACGATGAGAAGTTGGAGAAAATTTGGAAGTCACAATTCTCATTGACTGAGTTGACGGCTGACAAAGAATTCAAGTCTTATGATATGTTGAAAACACGTTTGGATAAAGTACTTGGTTTGAATGATGAAGGTGATGCTCCACGAGCACGTACCACAGTTGAACAAGCTAAGGCTGCACCTAAGAAGCCAGTTGAAGTTGATATCGCAGCTACTGATGATGACGATATGGAATACTTTGCCAAGTTGGCTGAAGATTAAACAAAAGCTCCTTTCTCAGAACTTTGTTTAGACCCCGCTTCGGCGGGGTTTTTTGTTTATACAACCCGTGTGGAATCAATAATCAATTGCATGAATGTTGGCTCATCATTACGCACAGATATTTGACTAGGTCTTAATCCAGTTCTTTCCTGCTTCTGTGAGAGGTTGTTTACTGTCTTGTTAATGATAGGTTTCATATCAGTAGATGCGACAGGTCTAGGTAAATTCAAATCAGAATTGGTATTTGATAATGATGAAACTGGCGCAGACTTTGGTGCCGGTGCAACAGGACTGGCTGCAGGTGGTGCAGCAGGTATGGTTGATTTACTTACTGGTTTAGTTTGTACGGGTGAAGATATTAAATTACCTTCAGCATCAAATTCTTGGCCAGCAGGTGCCTGCGGTGTTACGTTTGGTTTCTTAACAGGTTCAGCGGTCGGTGCAGGAGGTATTATACCAAAATTTTCAAACTCATCTAAGTCACTTTTTGGAACTCTTGGTTCATTTCTTAAATATCTTCCTGCAGCTGCGGGACTATAAGCTGCAGCTGCTCTGGTTGTGAATGGTGCATCATCCATGTACTTTCTATATTTTGTAAGTGACTTCTCATACGATTGCAATTCTTCTTCTGATTTAGCAGAATTTAAGGCTTGAGCAGCTAAAGCTGTATCACTACCAACGTCAGCAGATATTTGGTCACGTTGTTCATCGGTCATATTATCTAAAACATTTGTTGCACCAACAGTAATAGCAGCACCAGTGACAGCAACACTAGCAACAGTTAAACCGCCACTGGCGGCCGCAGCAGTTGCTGCTTTCAAACCAAATTTGCTAGCTTTAGATAATACTTCGAGACCTTTCAGTCCAAGTTTTTTAGCTATTTCAAGTAGAGTTCCCCTCATTATTGAAATCAAATCAGCCAAACCATTTAATTTACTCAAAATATCATCAAACATAGAAGTTTGTTTAACTGGCTCAGCTGACACACCACCTGAATTGATTTGTTTCATCAACTTCTGTAGTGTATCAACCAATTCTTTATGACGTTTACCTTTTTCTAAGGCAATTTCTTCCTCAGAATTTTTGGCCAATTGTTTTAATTTAATATCTTCTTCACGATTATTTTGTAGGAAAGAAAATATCTTTGATAATTGTTGATTGATGCCTTCTGAGTCACCGCCAGTGCCACCTACCCTCTTTAATTTATCTGCTGTGTTTCTAGTACCCACAACACTTTTAGTACGACCAGTAAAATAGTCAATATCTCTTTGATTACGACCAGTCATTTTACCAAACAAAGCCGGACCAAATCTAGACCCCATAGTCATAAATCTTACAATATTCAAAGGATCAAATTTCTCTTTGATGCCTTTAATTCTAGCCTGAGCTTTCATTGAAATGGTTTTACCAACAGCACCAAGTACACCTCTATCGCTTTGTGCTAGTTGGTCAAGCAATATGTCAGAGAATTTTGCTTTTCTAACACTTCTAGCCTGTTGATAATTTAGTTTATTATCTGCCATTTTTTACTTTCTTTGGTGTGCTGGTCTATCATCAACTTTTTGTGCATTTGATGATTCGTTTGAATTATTTACGTTAGTTGTATTTTGTTGTATGTTTATTGGTGCAGGAGTGTCCTGTTTCTTCATATCTTTATTTTCTTTGGACGCTTGGTCGGCTTTTGTGCCACTATTTGGTGTTGAAGGCACAACTGTCACTTTTTCTTTATTTAATCTTAATAAACGCTCCTCTTTTATAGCTTTGGCAGAAGTTTGTGGAGTAACAGAAGCTTTATTACCACCAGCACCAACATAATATGATTGTCCTGGTTCAATCCATCTTGCATCCCAAATTAAATCACCATTTTTCTTTCTTGCTTCTTCTCTCCAAATTCTATATGGAACACCAAATGAAGCAAATTCTTTTGACAGGTCTAGTTGAGCTGCTGCCAAATTTTCTGGTGTATCAGAAACTTTTCCAGACAGATAATCACCTAAGTTTTTTCTTTTTGAACCAGTTAAAAATTCATAGTATAATTTGTCTTGTGTTTTCTCATCAAATAGTTGAGTTAATGGAATTTTTAATTTTTCAGCACCTTCTTTTAATGTACTTTGAATTATTTGATATTTACCAACAGCATTACTTGGATACATTTTACTTTTAGACATTTCATCCTGGAAAGCAAGTACTTCACCAATTTTCATTTGAGTTAAAGGTTTTGGTGGTTTTATTCCTTTTTTGCCTTTGTTTGGATAAACCAATAAATTATAATCCGGACTTTCTGCTTTAGCTAATATTGGAACAAGGCCTGTTGTTGCAGCTGCAATTCCTGTTCCTATACCAATTTTAGTTGCAGTTTCGGCCGCAGAAGGTTTTGCAGCTGCAGGAGGTTTCTGAGTTGCAGTAGGAGGTTTAACCGGTTCTGACGGTTTTACTGGTTCCGCAGGCTTTGTTGGTTGTTTTTTTGGAACTTCCTTAACTGGTTCTGTTGTTTTAGGTTTCTCTACTGGTTTTTCTACTGGCTTAGGTGGCTCTGCTGGCTTTTTAGGTGGCTCAGCAGGCTTAGTTGGCTCTGCTGGCTTTTTAGGTGGCTCTGCTGGCTTTTTAGGTGGCTCAGCAGGCTTTTTAGGTGGCTCAGCAGGCTTTTTAGGTGGCTCAGCAGGCTTTTTAGGTGGCTCAGCAGGCTTAGTAGGTGGTTGACTTGGCTTAGATGGTGCAGATGGTTTACCTGGTTTACCAGGTATACTCGGCGCAGGTGGAGCCGCCTTTTCTGTTGCCTTCTTTTCACGGCGTATAACTTTTTTAGGCTTTGGTTTTCTACGTATAGTCAAGGCCTTGATTATTTCGGAGTGTCTTTTTTGTTCCTCAGAGTCTTCTTCTTCTCTATAATTAACCCGTTCTTCACGTTCTAATTTTATATCGACACTGTTTTGCACCATCAATTTATAAATTTCACCGAGATATTCGGCGTTAGACATAGGTTCAGCAGTATTTTCGGTATTTGTTTTAGATGAAAAAAGACTGCCAATTTTACTTACAGTTCTTTTCAGAAAACTAACAGAACTTTTTGTTTTTTCAGACGCAACGGGACTTGACGATTTATCGCCACTGTTTTCTTTTTTATTTCCGAATAACTTCATTTATTTCTTTGTCGTTCTTTTAGTTTTTGGTTTTCTTCTTCCAAATATTGAATCAACATGGCGACATAGATATCTCGTTCCCAAGGTATCATATTTTCAAGTTCGGTAAGACTATACTTATGGTGTTGCATCAAAGAGAAGTTAGTCTTGTAGTAATTTTTTAAATCATCATAACAAAGTATTAGCCGAAAAAACTTTCGAGCCCTTCCACATCCAAGTGGTGTTCGAAACCACATTTGGAACAAGTCATATCAATTTTCTTAGATAGTTTAGGAATACTATTAAAGAACTTTTCCAGTTTCTCAAACTGTTCTTGGTTCAATTGTTCAATAAACTCAACCAGTTCTTTTACAGGAACTTCTTTTGCATAGTGAAATTGTTCACCGTCATAAACATATTCAATTGACTGTGCCAACATATTGAAGGTAACTTCTGTAATGTCGTCCATATCAATAGAATCTTTAACTAACTTGAATGGTGGATATTTCATTTTGACGGTGATTGTGTCTGTCAATTGAATTTCTGGATCCACATATTCTTCTTGTACTGGTTGTATCTCAGTCAAATCAATCTTGGCTTCCATGATGTTGCCACAGACTTTATCATCGACTTCATTGTTACAACGGTATTTTGATTCGGAGATTTCACTGACTGATTTTGCTCTCAACTGTAGGAAATAATATTCAATATCTACAATTGGTAATTCATCAATGTCTACATCTTTAGACAAAGTACACACAGTCAAAATTTCTCTGACATTGTGTTGAATTGTTTTCGCATCAGAAGATTCTAAGGCCATCATCAAGGCCTTTTGTTCTTTGACTAGATACGGTCTATATTTAATTTTCTTTTTAGAAAGTGGTAATTCCAGTTCATAAGTTGGCACTTCAAGTTTTGGTAAAGCCATAATAACTCCTTAATTTATTCATTAAAATTTATTGGTGATGATATAGAATTTGCCATGTCATTAAATCCACTTGAGACAGCATTTCCTATAGAACCACCTAATCCACCCAATTCGCTTGCAATGGAATCCAAACCTGCATCCAAAAGGTCCATACCCAAAGCTTGTAGAGACAAATTTTTCCAGTATGTGTATGCAAATGTTACTGTCAGTTTATGATACCCATCTCCGTTCCAATCCAAATCCAACTGATTCATAGAAATTGGATATGCATCCATCAAACTGACGGCATATGTTTTTTCATTTGAAACGTTGTATTGATTGATTGTCAAAGTTGTTGCGTAATTTTCTTTGTAACGCATATTGTAATTGTATGTTGGATTGATGTAATTCAACCAACCATCAAAAAGCAATCTCTGTTGCATGTCATCATCAACAATGAATGTCAAGTCAATGTCATTGTATGTTGTAAGATATGGATGTTTTTCTACTGGACCATAAGTCTTTTGATCCGTTGTTGCAAATGTTCTGCCAGGTAAATTTGCAACCTCACATCTGTAATTGAGTCTACGAGCAGACTTTATATATGGTACCAAAGTTAATGGTAGAGGTATTTCAACATCGAACCTACTGGTTCTAGCCAAATCACCAGAAAAACTTGATTTAAAATCGTTGAGTGTACGTGCCATTTAAGAATTCCTTATTTCTTGAACCGAATCTTTCCAGACTTCTTGTGGTTTTGCCTTTTTGAACTGTTGAATTGGTAAATATGTTGCAATATCCCATTCATTAGGTTCTACAGTCAGAATTCTGGATTTTATATGACTGTATAGGTAGTGTTTGATGCAAGGTCTAAATTCTTTTAACTTGGAAGAAGCCTCCAGGATTTGATAGGTTATACGGATTCGTTTTATTTCATCGTTCTCATCATAGATTGCGAAATTCAATAATTTACGCAGGAACAGAACCCTATACTTTAGTGGCAAATAATGTAGGTTTAATCCAATAAACCCATCAGATTGTCTTTTAAGTGGTAATACTAGTGGAAATCTGTCATAATATGGTAAATCTGCCTTGCCTTTTGGATCATACACAAAATAATACATACCACCCATTAAAAATTTCTGTCTGTCTCCTGGTCTTGTCCATCTACTTTGTTCTTTTGTAATTGGAACAGATAAACGTGTTGGATTTCTAAGCGCTGCAACTTTTTGCAACAACCAACGCAAAGATTCACGGCTCATTGTTGGATATTGAGCCGCTGCCTTTTCTTCGGATAATGTGGTGAGTATGGATTTTGTCGTCATTGGATATTTAGTTACAGTCCAAGATGGTCTTCCGTTATTAACTTGAACTCCCAACCTCTATCCAAACAATATTCTGTTGCAGCCTTCCATTTGGCTTGGTTGACGCCCCATGTGACAACCTCTTGTATGTATTGTTTCGTAACACGTTTCTTTTTTTCTGGTTCCATTGTTTGTTTTTTTGGTTTTACTTCAAGCATCATCGTTCTTGTTTGCCCATTTTTGTCCTTAACTTTAACAACAAAGTCTGGAAAGTATCGGTGCATACGATTATCAACTGGTGATTTGTATGGAATTATCAATTCTTCTGAGGCCCAAGACACAATACTTGGATTTTTGTCGAGCCAATTCATCACTCGACATTCCCATGATGAGCGATATATAATGTTTTTGTGGTCTCCCATGTATTTTTGGGGATTTGAGGGTCGAAACGTTCCTGAATATGCCATAAATACTATATATCACTCTTTCAGAAAACAAAACGATGGCACTTATTTCAATACCAACATCAATTGGCGGGATTAATATACCGGGTGGATTACTAGGCGGTCCACTTGGATCATTATATGATAGTGGCGGACTGGACTTTGTACAATATCCAAGAGACTTAGGTAGTTCCACCAAATCACATTCAGTATTCTTTACAATCGAAGAAGTGAAAGAAATTGGTTTAGAAGGTATGTATGTCCAAAATAGAGAATTTGTTGATACTTTTGCAGACACTGCTGGTGGTATATCTGAGGCAGTATCTGGATTTTCTTTTGATTCTATTTCGACAGGCGCAGCTGCTTTTGTGAACAATATATCTTCAAGTTACACATCAATTATTGATGATCCTAGCGCCGCTAGGTCCGCTGTAACATCAGGTTTAAATACTGTAGTAGATGGTCTTAATACAGGAGCGGAAGGTGTTGCTGGTGTTGCAAATTTCTTTAGTGAGAGAAAAGGAACACCAGTAGGTTACATATCTCTATACATGCCTGAAAACTTTTCTTTGAGTTCTGGTGCATCTTATGATGATAGTACAACACTAGCATCAGCAGCAGGTGCAGTGCCACTTTTAGGTAGAGTTGTTAGTAAATTCACCGATGTAGTAAATAATGATGCCACAAGAGTTATATTGAACAAAGCTGGTTACGTTTTCAATCCACAGAAACAAATGTTGTTTCAAGGTATTGACTTCAGAACATTTGATATGTCATTCACATTTACACCATACTCAGCAAGAGAAGCTGAAGATGTTAAACAAATCATTAAAATGTTTAGAAAGTGGGCTGCACCAGCTGCATCAACTGCTTTTGCAGGTATGTTTTGGGTTCCGCCTGCTTATTTTAACATTGATTTCCGTTTTCAAGGCAAAACAAATCCAAATCTACCAAGATTACAAAAATGTGTTGTCGAATCAATTGATGTAAATTATGCACCAAATGGATGGACAACACACACAGATGGTGCACCGGTACAAAGTACTGTAACCATCACATTTAAAGAAATTATCTTGGTTGACAGAGCATCAATTGAGGCAGGATACTAATGCAATATTTTAATTCATTACCTAAAATACGTTATCTAGATGACAATAACATTGCCACGGCCTATACAAATTTGATGGCAAGAGCAAGTGTTATACCGAGTGTGTTAAATAATACACTGGTATATTATACCTATGATATACAAGACGGTGATACTCCTGAAATTATCGCTTACAAATATTACGGAGATATCAATCGTTTTTGGATTGTTTTATATTGTAATCAATTAAATGATCCATTGTGGGATTGGCCATTAAGTTCAAATAAATTTGAAAAATATATTCTAAACAAATATAATACTGGTAATTTAAATTCTATTCACCATTATGAAAAAATTACCACACAAACAAATATAAACACAAACACAACAACCGTTGAAACTGAAACAATTTCACAAGAAGCTTACAACAGCTTGCAACCTAATACAACAACAACATATACATTGGGTTCAGAAACAATTCAGGTAAATGTTACGAGAAGAACAGTTACAAATTATGAATATGAAATTTCTTTAAACGAGTCAAAAAGAAATATAAAAATATTGAATAGTATTTATGCTGATAAATTAGAAGCACAATTTTTGGAATTGATGAAGTAATATGGCTGAAGATACTAACGCACCAGCAGGCGGACCAAGATATGCACAAGACTTCAACTTGGAAGCAGTGGATATTATTACCGATTATGGTGATACATTTAAATTAAAACACTTAGTTGTTGAATTGTCCTTTTTTGAAGACATATATTCTTTTGCATGTTCTGGTAACGTAATATTACGTGACGCTGTTGGTATTATTGAAAAATTAAGACTTGATGGTTCAGAATTTATTGAGATTATCTACGGAAAATCAAAAAAACAATCATCAGAATATAAAAATTCCAGAAAATATAGATTATATAAGGTTGGTAACAGAAAACCAGCTGGCAATAAAAACTCTGAATTTTTTACGATGTATTTTTCATCAGAAGAATTGTTTTTGTCTGAACAACTGAAGGTTTCAAAATCTTTCAAAGGAACAGTAATATCCGACATTGTAAGTAGTTTACTTCTGGATGAATTCAATGGATTAAAAGTTAATCCTAAAAAGATTAAATACATACAACAAACATATGGTGTCTATGATTTTG